ATAAAAATATTTTTTCAATTGCATCAATTGAGATCCAATACGATCTGCATGTTCGATACCTCCTGCAGGAATAACAAATCGTCCTGTCTTAAAATCATTACTGATTCTTGACCACAGTGAAGTTTGTTTTAATAAAAGAACCACCATCTCTGCAACATTAATTCCATACTGTTGCATTTTGTTTCTACAAATTCTGTAGTCCATTTTATTTCTTGCACAGTGTTGATCCAAATAATTTTCCATGGACCAGTTCTTACGACCTGTGTTTAGTCTAGCCACATCTAATGGATCATCAGAGTCCATAATAATATATGGAATCTTTAGATCTAATTGTTTTCTAGCTTCTAATGTATGTTGGCCATCAATGACTTCCATATTTTTGTTTACACGAATTGGATCGTATAAATCTTTTTCTTCAATCAACTTCTTAAGTTGTTGCACGTGTGCTTCATCTACAGGTCTGTTACCTCTAGTCTTTTTGAATTTACTATAATTAGTAGTTTCAAAAAATTTATTGTGTATAGCTTTGTTCATATCTTTTCCTCCTTGGTTAATAGAACATCATATAAAAGGCTCCGCCAAAAATAATTAGTAAAATTTTTGCAGGTACTAAAAACATAACTGCACAAATAATAGTTTTAACTATCAGGTTGTTCATCAGCGCCTTTCTGTTGATCTTGTATAAGTTTATTTGCGATTGTTTCGTTAATGGGATAAATTGGCATGTCCTCAAAATTCATTGAACATTGTTGCAATTTTCTCATTGTATCTTGGTACTCGTCATCTTGATATTCCAGCGGTTGGCCATCAATGGTAGTTTTCGGTAGCCGTGATAAGATTTGATTTATCTTCTCACTCCAAATCAAAAACACTGATGAGTCGCACTTTGTTGTTATTGCCATAAGGCCTCCTCTTTGTTACACTTAATAGTGTGTCTTTATATAAACATTTTCATGGGATATGCAAGTAAATAATAAGGTAGGATAATATAGGATAATGAAGTACATTTTAATATTACATTTATGCAGTATGATAACTAGTAAGTGTATGGATCCACATATCTCAGGGTATCAGTTCACAAATCATTACGATTGTGCAATAGCAGGATACGCAGTCTCTCAAAAAACTCTTAAATTACTTGTAGAAGATGAAGAATATGGTCTAGATCGAATAAATAATGAAAAATTAGCTATAAGATTTGAGTGCCTCCCTCTTGATACAGCTTAGTATTGCAATAATGTCACATTTTGATATATAATACCTCATGAAGCTATATCGCGTCCAAGCAAACTATAAAAATATATATGTCGATGAGATGCTTGAGGCTGAGAACGATAAGGCCGTGCTTGAGTATTTTGTAAAGAAGGTTGACTCAGGTGACGTAACAGAAAGAGAAGGCCCTGGTTTCCATGATCCCAATGTCCTTTTCTTAACCTTTGAGGAGGTAGACCGAAATGGCACTACAAAAGTTGATATCGGAAAAACTTCAGTTGGAGTCCAAGTGGGCCAACCAAGCGTTAGCGCAGGGTAGAGTGACTACTGATATGAAGTGGATGGATATAAAAATCAAAGATCTAAGAAAAAAGATCAATGATCAAAGTGTGGAAGACGCAAAAAAAGGTCTTCTAGATATAGCTAGTTAAGTTTTAATCTAGCTTAAAAAAAAAATTAAACTTTTACCTTAAGACTTCTGCGCTCTAAATTATTCTTTGGCCTCGCCCCAGGATTTACCAAGTGCAATATCTACTTTAGATGGTACTTTTAATGTATCGATTGCATTCTCCATCAAATCTTTGACAGCAGTAATGTCAGATTCTTCATTAATTGAAAAACAAAGTTCATCATGAATTTGTAATAATGGTTTAAAACCTGCTTTATAACAATTGATCATCGCTTGTTTTGTTTGATCAGCTGCAGATCCTTGGATCAATCTGTTTAAGGCTTTGTAAGTGAAAGCCCTCCTGATGTTATTTCCATAAATCGCCTTAGCCTCCTCATACTGCATGGCTTTGTTCATTCCGAATGTAGCAGGCTCCCACATGTCAAATCGGCATCTACGACCCCCTATTGTTCGAATAAAGCCATATTTAGAAGCAGAGCTAGATACATCTGTAGCTAATTTCTTAACAAAAGGCACTCTTTCTCCATATTGTCTAAGTAATGCTTCAGCTCTATCTTTTGTAATACCTAATTCTTTACCTAATTTGGCTTTTCCCATACCATAGAATAATCCAAGATTAATTGTTTTAGCCTGTGTTCTAGTGATACCTGCCATATCAGCTACAATCTGATGGAAGTCAGCAGATTCATTTTTGTATGCTTCTATGAACTCCGCTGCACCTTCAAAATTATCATTGACCGATGCAGCGTAGTGAGCAACAAGCCTAGGCTCCTGTTGTGAGTAGTCGAAACTACCCCATTGTCTACCTTCTTCAGGTAGGAACAAGCTTCTAATTTTATCTCCAAATTCTTTGTTACGTGCTGGGATCTGTTGTAGGTTTGGATTAGAATACGATAGTCTTCCAGACACTGTTCCACCTTGGTCAGATCTTAGTTGATTTATTTCTGAATGTATTCTACCTTTGTGCACATAACGTTGAATGGAGTCTATGAATGTTGAATGAAATTTATTTATTTCTCTTGCTTCTCTTATTAGTTGCGCTATCGGGTTATCACAATTTACTAGCCAGTTTTGTGTAAAGCTTGGTTCGTCAGTTTTCGCTGTCCGTGGGTATTCAACACCTATTCGGTCAAACACTTGTGCAACACTTCTTGCTGCCCAAATATCTATATCAAGAGTAGTTTGTTTTTTGATATCTTGTAAAATTGTTTTTTCTTTACTTACAAATTCTTTTTTTAATGTTTTTGCCTTCTCCTCGTCAACTCTTATTCCTCTTCTTCTCGTATCGATCAAAATAGGCAATAATTCCATCTCCATTTCCCAAACATCGTGCAGGGACTGCTTAGATAGCTCTGTTTTTAGCACTTGCCATAAACGTAAGGTTAACCCTGCATCTTGCTCAGCATAGAAGCCTACGTAGCCCGCAGGCAGCCTCCACATGTCTGCTTTTGGGTCAATTCCCCATTCTTTGGCTTTTTCATTTAAAAACGTCTCATTTTTAATTTCACCTAAATAATCTTTAGCACAAGCATTCAAACTAAAACTAAATCTGTTTTCATTGATGAGTGCAGCGGCAATCATGGTATCAACTATCTTACCTCTGATCTCAAATCCATTTACAAGTAACCAACCAACATCATAACTTGCATTGTGAAATATTTTTGTGGCATCTGTTTTTAAAATATCTTGCATCCATGCGCAGGTAATCGATAAATCCATATTCCCACCAGCATCATGAGCAATTGGGAAGTACCATTGTTGTCCAAGTGCAGCAACTGCAAAACCTACAATGTGTCCATCAAAGGTAGCCCATCCTGGTCCTTTAGTTTTTATGTTTGGATCTTTAGTCTCTAAGTCAATTGCAATTTCTGTTGCTTGAGATAAGTCTGGATACTCTGCTGGAGCTATCCAATCACTGTCATTGTATATAAAATTTAACTGATGAGTCATTGCTTCTTCCTACTTAAGTTTGCGTCTTCGATTGATACTGCTTTTTTAAATGGTATGTTTAATTCAAACAAAGCACAGTCCGCACAATAATAATTATATTCATGTACAATTACTGCGACCACTTCATCACAACGCTCACACATTACTAATTTATTTTTTTTCGGCATCTTTTAAATGTTCTATTTCTAAATCACAATAATGTTTTATTTTTTGTAAATCTTCAATTGTTTTACCTTTTGTTAAATACCTACAAACATATTTTATTACGTTTGCTTGAAAAGGATTTAAACCATTCTTCCTTATAAATGTCCAAGGTTGAATTAAAAATTGCTTATAGTGAGATCCTCCAATTTGTTTATCTTCAGGAAAAGCTTCATCGAACATATTATTATCTGACATTTTAAACTCCACAAAGGCCTTCGCACTCTTGATTAAAGAGATCTGGCCCATCATCATTTTTAAATTTAACTTCATCTAAAGGCACACACTGTCTGTGTACAAAGTTTTTTACTTTAGGATTATGCATTCGCATCTTTTTATCAAATTCTACAGCACTTGCAAATTCTTCTGGTCTGTTATTTCTCATATCAATCCAAAAATTATCATCATGAAAAGGACAGCCAATACAAGCTGATTTAACAGGTACTTTAAAACCTTTACCTTCATACCATTTTAAACAATCTTGTCGTGACATTTTTTTATCTATTAAAGGCCAAACATTTTTTTGCCACCAAAACCTAGAAGGTTTCATTCTCATTACTTCATCAGTTGATATACCAACCCATACTTCAATGTGTTCTGTTTTAGGAAATCTTTGTCTTGGTTTTAAACCACATAGTTCTCTAATTTTTTTTGCTATTGGCGTAATCTTGTATTCTCTCGTACATTGTCTACGACCCATTCCTTTTTTCCCTTTTTCATTTAATGTGTAAAAAGGTGCGCTAGCGAATTGATTTCCGCCTGGTGCTAGTGCTTTCAAAATATCATCTTGAATATTACCCTTTTTAACTATGTGTACAGGATAACTAATTACACTTTTTAAATAATTTAAATGATCTATTACAGGTTTAGGTTCCCAGCCCGTATCTGCAAATACAGCTGCATCAGGTTTAACACCAAACTCTCCTGCATCAGCCATTAGGGCCATTGTAGAGCTTTGTACTCCTGCTCCTAGAGATAGTATTCTTAGCTTCGGTTCTTTATCTGACATAATTAGCCTCGTATTGTTTGTAATACTTTCCTAATGGAAAGTTATATTGATGGTAAGTACCCAAAAGATGCAAAGTGCTTTTAGATCTAGTAGCACCTGTATACCATACTCTAAGTTCTTTTACCTTGTCTGCTAAATTCTTTTTATCGAAGTGTGAAGGAAAGTTACATTTGCTCGCCAGGACAACATTATCTGCTTCACCACCTTTTACCTGGTGTATTGTATCAATAATAATTTTTGGTGGCTGACTTAAATCTACACCTTCGTTCATAAGTTTTTGAAAATATTGTTTATCTTTGTCTTTAAATTTTCTCTTAAACACTTGATTCCATGGACCTTTTTCATCACGCATACCACACCTTAGATGTAATTCATCAAATGTAAACACTTGATTTGGATGTGCAAAACTCCACTTTTTACTGTCCGTTGACCGGTAGCCGTGATCAATGTTTAACAGAAACTCATACATCGTTGTAGCTTCCTCTCTAGTAATACTACCACCATCACAAACCTTCTCCCAATAATTAATAGCTGCAAATTGATTAGGGTCAAAAGATTTATTATTTTTTTGATCTTGATAATACAAACCTAAGTTCCTTGCCTCCTGTTGGAGTTCTTTTTTTACATCATTAATTCTAGCTAACACCATCCAACTACCATCCATATCCCAAGGTACTTTCTTTAATCCATTCCAACGATATACCTGCCCCTCCTTACCATTAGAATAAAACTCTTTCTGTATACGGTTTTCACCCATAGAATTTAATAAACACTTTGAAAAAAAATGTATGTTTTTATTTAATCTTACACTCTTTTTTAATACCAAAGACTTACCAGGAAACGTTTGAAATAAATTAACATCAGCACCATTCCACTCGTAAATTGCTTGGTCATCATCACCTGCAATATAAACTCTCTCCACTGCACCTGCTATCTTAACCACCATGTCCCACTGCAGCGGTGTCAGATCCTGAGCTTCATCTACCATTAAAACTTTAAAAGGTATTATGAGTCCATCATTAATAAATTTTTCTACCATATCAGTGAAGTCTAGTCTGTCCGGTGTCCGTTGTCCGCTTTCTAATTCCATTGTTTTAAATTCTTGATAACCTGCAATGATAGATTTAAATTGTTGTAGTCTAACTGTCTTTCTAGTTTGTTGTTTATATAGCCACACAGGATCAACTTTCATGTTTCTT